TTCAATAATCTTTTTAACCCCTGTAGCTGAAATGTTGTAAATATTATGTTTACATATTATTGATATAGGTATATAGTCTTCAATACTATTAAATAAACCATATGGGCGGCAATATGCTCCAAGTAGAATACAAACAAAAAACTACAAACAATAGCATAATCTCTGTTGCCCATGCCAGTCTTAGATACATAAAAGTGCCCACCCCTTTTATCAAAGAGGCTGGCTTATTTAATAGTATTTTTAATAGAGCTATCTATCCAGGTCTCTCATAGATGGCTCTACCTTAAAATTATTGTCATAGTGGTTAATCGTTCCACTAGAAAATCCAACGATAGGAAAAAGATACTTTAGTGTGAAGTACCAAAGTGCTGGCTCTGTGAAAAACCACAACCAGCCCTCTGTACTACATATTAAATATCTTAGCTCCATCTTTAATAGGTCAGAGTATTGGATTAACGCATCTAATTAAAACAGTTACAATGAAAATTGATTAACTACCTATAAAAGAAAAGAAGCTGGCAGTAATACCAACTTCTAGTCATAAACCAACGCATCTAATGACTAGATTATATCAATATAATCTCTAATACACCATAGTTTATACACAACGGTAAATAACAGAGTAAAGGGGGCGTTATGCCACCAGAACAACTACCACAGACAGATAAACCACTCTTAGGCTTTACATGTAGTAGTTTTGATCTTTTACACGCTGGACATATTCTAATGCTAGCTGAAGCCCATCAATACTGTGGTGAGTTATTGGTCGGACTTCACGTTGACCCCTCAATAGAAATGAGAAAAGAGCGTAAGACCAAAAAAAATAGACCCATACAAAGTGCTTCAGAGCGAATGATACAGCTTGAAGCCTGTAAGTATATTGACGATATTATTGTTTATGAGACTGAGGCCGATTTAATAAACATACTTAAAGGCTTTCCTATAAATATTAGATTCTTAGGTGAGGAGTATAAAGAATATCCAACTTTTACAGGCAAAGATGTTTGTGAAGAGTTAGGAATTGAAATTATTTATACTCGCAGACAACATGGCTATTCAACCACTGAGCTTAGAAAAAGAGTATACGAAGCTTATACCTAACCATTATAGCCATCATATAAAGCAATCTCACCAAGCTCAATCTTAATAGTCCGATCTACCCGATGATGTTCTCTGTCTCTTAATTGCTCTACAAGACCATCAGGTAATTGCCCTGTTTCTCTTAACATATCGACAGCTAAGTCCACATCAAAATGTTCTTGTTCAACATTTCTTGGTGTCTCGGCTTCCATTTTTATTTAGTTACGCCAAGTGCCTTTGTTGCTTTGTGTCCTACACCGACACCTATCAGTACAGTGTAAGCCCAAGTGACAACATTAGCTAAATCACCTGTAGCAGATACAAGTTCTAGGTCTACTAGACCAGTCCACACGACTAGTACAGCAAGACCTATAAATGTTTTGGCACCATTTAGCCAATTCCATAGATTTGCCATGTTTACTCCTTTCCGATATTAAATATCTTACTTAGTAAATCACGAATCCATCTAACTATCTTCAAAATCTCTGTAATCTCATTTCCATCAGGGTCAACTGGTAATGGTGGTAGTGTTCCTGAACCCTCGTCTGGTACTTCTGGTTTGGGTTTGACTACATCTATTGGGTCTGGTGTTGGCTGTGGTTCAGGCTTTGGTGGTACATAGTCTTTACAGTCTACTTGGTTGATTCCGTTATTTTGACCACTATTCCATGAATAATTAGACAAGTAGTAGTCGGATTTACTGAGTGGGTGGTCATATACACCAGCCACATCTATCACTGTGCCTTTGGGTAGTGCTTTAATCGCTCTAGCTGTAGCAAAACTCTTGAAGCTCATATCCCATAGGTTAGTATCTCGAATGAGTATCACTTTTTTATCGGGTATATCTATCCTTAGATTAACTGGTGTACTAGGTTTCGAGGCTGTATTTTCTACCTTAATTCTATTCTTAGCTATATCCCACTGTTGCAACGCATACTTTTTGTGCTTCAGATCGGCTGGACATAATGTAGATTTGAAATCCATGTGATATTTTAAGATTAGTTTCGGACAAAGTTTTAGTGATTCATACATAATCTCAGCTAATTGTTTAAGGGTTGTGCCATCATAATATCCGTTACGCCAATCACCCCTAGTTTCAACTGTGATTGACTCTTGATTAGCCCTATACACTCCATTAGTCCAAGCGGTGTCATCGGTATCAACATATTGCTCAGAATGATTATCGCCAGCGAAGAAATGACTTGAAGCGTTACGATCTGGATTATTCCATAGATGTCTTAGTGTCGATTCAAAGCCAGCAGTGTGATGAACTGTAAAATATTTGATTGTCCGTCCACCCCTACCTTTAGTAAAGTTTGATGTGTGTGCTGGATAAAATTTGAACTTCTTAATTTTTGTCATAATTTACCTCTCTACTATATTAAATGTTTCACTCGTAAGATGCTGTACTTTTGTAACTCCATAGGGTAGCTCCATGGTAGCTGTGGTATGTAATCTACAAGTCATAGGTTCGGTAGGTGTAAAGACTTCGTACTCAAATCCCGCACCCTCATCAATTCTTGCCTGTAGTGATTCGGGGGTTTCTCGCTCAAATGCTGTTATCCTAAAATCCTGACCAATACGTTGAGCGACTTCTCGAAAATGGCTGTTGGTCGTACATTGTAGTTCATCAACAAAGTTCATCGGGTAGCTTTGTCTGATTTCTCTATCTGATACAAATATCAAATGCTCACCAACGACTGCTTTAGATGGAATAACCTCATAATAGGTATAGAAAAAGCTCCGAGGCATGACATTATAATAAGCAAATTGAACAGTGAATATAAGTAAGACTACAAACATAAAACCTATTAAGCCACTGGTTAGTTTCCTTGCTAATACTTTAGGAAAATGTCTATTTGCCATTTCTCCGTCCCATCAAAACCTTAAGTAATTCGCTATCGGCACTAGCACCAAAACCAAAGAATCCAAATATAACATACCAAGGTATGTCTGCTTCTTGATTAATAAGTTTAAAGAGGGTGAGGGCGGTTGCAAAACCGAAGCCGATAATTTGTACTGTGCGTTTAGCCAGTTTTTCGTTGTTAATCTCTTGCTGTTTTTTCGATGGCATTACAAGTAAACTTTCCGACGATATAGCCGATTAAAAAACTGATGATTGATATTAAAATGGTCATTGGTCAGGTTCTTCCTACTAGGTGGCCACTGAATCTTGTGTTGACTGGACCAGTACCAGTATCAAAACCATCATCTACCCAACCATAAACTTCAAGATACTGTCCTGCGCTGAGTGCAAAGTCACCGCTTACACCCGAAGCATAGTGATTTCCGCCAGCAGCAACCGTAAGGTCTGTGCCCCTTAAGTCCAATACCCCATCGACATAAAAAGTAAGGAAAGCTCTCTCATTACCCGACACCCACAATACCTGTGCGTCAAAGTGGTATATTCCGTTGTATGGGGCATCAAATCTATTATTGCCCGAATGGTCAAAATTTGAACCGTGATCGTAATTTTCAGCATCGAATGTTATTTTGGTATAGCTTGCGACTGCCATATTTACGGTTGAATTTATATAGGCACTAAAGGCTACATTTTCTAATAAAGTTCTATCTGCGAGTCCAGCAAAGTTTGCATTAAGGTCTGCAGATTTTATAAGTGTATTTTTTGAAAAAGATACTAATGCCATAACGTGCCTATTTTACCATGATTCTTATGTTGGTGCTGTCGGATTATCTAAATATCTATCAGTTTCAAATTCATTACTTGTATTACCAACTATATCACTTACAGACTTAGGCGAAACATTAAGCCATATTCTAGCTTCATCAAGCCTATATTCAATATATGATATACGAAATACTATCGTCGATAGCTGGTTGATATTAAAATCCCAATAACTAGCATCAAATATTCCGATATCCCATAAACTATAATTAGTCTCGCCAACATTTAATAAACGCACTCCATCACCAAGTTTAATTGATTCAATATCATAGCCACCACTATTATTGGTATTATCTTGAACAGTAATTTTGACTCTCAACTCTGGTATGCCATGCTTTTCTAATAAAGTATCAGCTATTTGATCTGCTGTTGCTTCAACTGTAACTCGTCCATCATAGTATCTTAGATAACGTCTACCATAGTTTTCATGGGTTGTATTATTGGTATATCTTTTATATAAAATTCCACCGCCAGGGTCACCACCGACAAATAATATATCTGAATAAATCTCATTAGAACGCTTGTCTGCTACTAAAGATATTAAACTGGTCCCTTTAGTAAATGTGTGGTCTTCTATGATTGGTGCTTCTTTGAAATGTAATAGATTGGTAGCAGGGTCTATATACCACTGCCAATCTTCTTCTGCCATGTCGTAAATTTTTTTAATAGCTTCGAGCATAGTATTGGTGTTAAAAGTATAACTATCTGTGATACCAGTAATTTGAAGTGATAGAGGACTATAATCAATAATACTATTTTCATTAGCTGACTGAGATATTATATCTTTTAGAGTGGTGGCTAATTCTTGGGCATAGGTAACAGAGGTGTTAAGGCTATTTTCGTAAATATCATAATATAATGTTCCTGTTTCTGATGTCCAAGTGGTACCATCATAGCTTTCAAGACTACCAGACGAATCATCATAAGATAAAAATACAGGACCATCTATGGCAGAGGGCGGTGTTGGACCACCAGTATTGGTTATTCTTAGCCAGTAAGCGGTTGATCCAGATACAGGTATAGCCTCGCCAAATGTAAATGTTTCAATATGAGCCCAAAAAGCACCTCTTTGCCCTGTAACTGTTCCCAGTGCATTTGTGCCAGCTTTGGCATCAGCTAAAGATGTGTGTACAGATAATTGCATAACCGCAACTGTGTACATATAGACTCGCAACTTGATGGCGTCAAGTTGAGTTGTACCACCAGCTGTTGTAAATGTATCTACACATGCAAAGGTCGGTATGCCTGGATCATCTTCAGGGTCTAATCTCAACTCACTATCAAATACATAATTACTAGCCACAATACTTGAAGCACCATACACAATTAAGTCTTTTAATTTTGCTCCATGACTCCTAACCATAACTGATATATTTTCTTCGTCGTGGTCAACCGTGTAACTATCAATATAGCCTGTAAATATAATCTCACCATTTGGAGCTTCGTTATCAAATATAAGTATCCTGACAAAGTTATTGAATAATATAACAGATGTATCTATGTCACTTGCTTTAATTTTTAACATTACTTCAGCTTCACTAGCCACAAAACCTAACTCACCAAATGGCATAATCGGTTGCATAATCTTATCTGTATATTCAGCTAGAAGCGAGCTACCAGTTGCATCATAGACCCTCATAGCTTGAGTTTTTTGTTTAACTGTTGCTTTTGCTCCCACAAATATACTGCCAGCAGTTCGGGTGATACTACTAGCCCCAGCATCTTCTGTTAGATAAAATATTCCATCACCACCAAACTCAATATCAGTAATAGCTATTCTATCCAGCGTATAACTGCCAGCCACAGTTAAAACAAATACTTTAGTTGAGCTTGTGTCTGAGACAATACTGGCTTGCCCTGTGGTGGTAGCACGTTCAAAATCATAAATTCTATAATCTTTGTCAGGGGTCAGCTTTAATGTGGCATTAGTCCCCATTATTAACTTGCCGATTCGCTTGTCATCACTTAAAAGTAACTTAGCATCTAAGCAAGACAATGTACCTATTTCACAATCATCTTGTATATCATGTTCGGTGATTCCATCGCCACCATCTATTGTCAAAGCGTGAACATAATCACCCCCAAAATCTATTGTTGTATCATTGGTCTGCAGAATTTTAAATGTTGCTTTGGTAAATATAGTTACAAGATTGACCACATCAATTACTTTAGAGGGTGGACTAGCTACATCATCAATTGTGATAGTTGTTTCTTTATCTGCTCTAAGTGTGAAAGTAGTGGCAGCTGAGTCAATAATAGAGCGACAAGTCAAATCATAGCCATTTAAATCTAATTCACAGGAATTACCCTTACTTATAGTTAAGTCTCTACAAACAGCATCTTCATCTAATGTAGCTGTCTTATTTGCACCACCAGACCCCCAACTAAAAAAATCAAATTCTACATCATCTGAAGCGGTTGGTACCGAAGCACCGCCAGCACCACCACTAGATGTACTCCAGTTGCCCGTATTGCTCCACACACCGTCTTCTACACCGACCCAATATCTAGCCATTATAAAAATCTAGTTTTATGTTTAAGTAATATATCTATATTTCTTGCGGTAAAAGTGTCATCATAAGTGATATCAGTAGACCCGACATTAAGGGTTGGCAATATACCACTATATAAAACTGCTGTTCCATCAACCTTAACTGTTCGTGATTCACTATCTATTATTAGCACTTCATTGACCGCCCAATCTCTTGAGATAGCCAAAGCACCATTGTCTGATGTAATAGTAACGGTTGCTGGATTAGTAACAGTTATTGAGTTAATTGTTAGAGTAATAACTGGTAAAGCATGATAAGAACCAGCCACAGTTACCGCAGTATCATTATCTATCGCTGTAATACCTGTATCAGTTGTACTATTATAGCCAGCACTCACTCCAATTGGGTCATGTGCCACAAACATAAGTTTTATTTCCATAAATCCACCCCTAGACTCTTTCATAGATACATTTTCCATTGATGCGGTATATACAGTTCTTGTTCCCTCAACATCAAAATTCAGAGTTTTATTGACACCTTGACAGCGATTCATTATTTCTCGTACTGCTGTCTGCATATCCTCATAACTTGAGGCTGCAATTTCACCTGAAACAGTAATAACCTTATCTCGATAATATAAACTTGTAGCGAGTCCACCGTCATCGGTTAAACTGGGTGAAATTTTAACATCAGTAGATGGAAAACCCACAGAGTCTATACGCCTAATATTAAAGTCCGTTATTGTACTTATATCATAATCATCTACATCAAACTGTCTCTGTAAGCTCATTTGCGTACCCCTATGCCCTCGATAGCAAGTTCTTGATTATAGCCGAGCATACGTCCTAGTGAATCAAGTGAGGCTCTATCATTAACTGTAATGCCACCATAGACACTTAAGCCACCACCGCCATTAGGTATAACTGTACCAGCTCCATCAGGCACAATAAGTTCTGGACCCTCTTCACCAACTAACATCGGTTGACCAGCGTTGAATGGACCACCCTTTGCAAATGGTTGCCATTTGCCATCTCGGTAAACTCTAGTTTCAGCTGAGCTTCTATCAAGTGAACCCATACCATCTAAAAATACACCTTTTGCCATTTTGGTTTTATCAGCAAGTGCTTGGAGTTTCCCTTTTAATCTATCAGACAAACTACTAAAGGCGTCCATAGCATCAAAGGCTACCCATACTCCAACCGCAAATAATCCCCATAGTCCAGCCTTACCAATAAATAGTCTTAATCCGCCAGCTAGACCAGCCACACCACCAGCTGCAGCCACACCCGATGCACCAGTCAAGGCTATAGTTGCAATATTAAGCCAACTAGCAAGCTTGAGTGCTATCAGTGAACCAATTAAGCCATTGAATACAACTGCATTACTAGAAATTATACCGATAGCATCTGCAAAAGCTTTGAACACTGGTACTAGAAATGTTTTGAAGAAACTCCATACCTTTTCTGCTAAGTCTCTGATGTTTTTTAAGAAGTCCGAAAAGCCCTCACTGGCTAGAAAATCAAATAGTGCAGTAAAAAAGTTTTCTATTCCTATACCAAATTTCTCCATCATAACTGTAAATTGCTCAGTCTGTACAAATTTATGTATCTTATCAATAAATGGCTCAAGACCTTTTAATATATGGAAGCCAATTTTTTCTTGTACATCACCAAATTGATTACCAAGTTTTTTGAGTTTTCCAGATAAAGTATTCCCTGCCGCTTCGGCTGCACCACCATATTGATTCTCAAGCTCATCAAGAATCAAAGTCTGAGCTTCAGCCAGTCTATTAGTCTCAGCCATTTCTTTAATAACAGCCTTTTGTTCTTCACTAAATTGGATTCCTGATCGTGACAATGCAGACAAGTTGGCAATCGGGTCGTTTAATGCTTTGCCTAGTTGGATAGATGCACTTTTCAAATCACCATCAAGTCTTGTGGCAAGGTTTAGGGCTGCCTCTTGAGTTCTATCAAATTGTTTGCCTGTAATATTTGTAAAAGTTAGTAGCTGTGCAGTAGCACCCTGTAATATTTCTTCATCACCGAATAAAGTTTTAGCCTGTAGATCAGAGGCTTGTTTGGTCAGTTCTTTGAAAGTTTTACCTGATACACCCTTAGTAGATTTTAACCCCTGTCTAACCTGTGCTAGTGCTTGCTCTTGTTTGGCATAGCTATCCACCATCTTTTTACCAAGTATAGTAGCTACACCAGCAAAAGCAGTAAAGCCTATTGCTAATCGCTTGGTTGTTTTCTTAATGCGTTGAGCGGCACTCTCAAACCCCTTAGTGTCCATTCCTAGTCTATAGTGGATTGAGCCTACTTCTTTACTTGGCATCTTTGATAACCTTTACTTCTTTTAATATACCATGAGCCCCCTGTGAGCTTCTATGCAATTTGTCCATTATATTTCGTGCTTGTCCCTCAGACGCATTGGGTACACTAGCGGTTGTTATTCCGTCCATCATTTCAACAGCCCTTAACATATACATTGAATTAACTAATGCAAAAAACACCTTGCCATATTCATCAAGGGTTTGACTGGCTGTATATCCGTAAAATCTAATAAATTGCGGTACTATCATCAGCCAGTCTTCGGTACTTTTGGGTCTTTATCAAATTTCACCCCTGCTTCCTTTAATGCCTTACTATCAGTCGGTTCAATACTATCTAACATCTGCTCAAGAATCGGCTGTGCTAATTTAGCATCGACTTCGATATCTTTTAATTCAGGCATCAATTCAGTAACCATCTTTTGGAAATCTGTCTCAGCATTTTTATAATCTGTCTTGGCATAATCTTCAGGGGCTTCGAATATTCTACCTATTTTGGTCAATTCTAGTGTATGAGATAATTTCAATGGTTTGCACTCCACCTCAACACCTCTTATATTGACTGTGAATGGTTTTGGCTTTAGATCGTCTATAGTTAATGCCATAATTCTCCTAACTTATTAGTGATGTAGCTCTGTGAGTTACCACCACTGTTATTTTATATTCCTTAGCATACTCCAGATCAACGTCCATATCCTCAACATCACCAATGACTAGCATTGAATAAATATGGGCATTAGCTGTATCTGTAGTGTGCATTCGGTGTATAAAACGCTTGATATTCTCTATTGTAGTTATCGCATCTTTTGTAGCTTTAACATAGATATTTAAAGTAGTTTCCTCGATTGGCACATAGTTATTAAACGTACCACCTAATCTAAATACATAAATACCATCTTGCTCGGCTGGCATTGAACCGACAAATATATCTATAGCTAATGTTCCAAAGCCACCATCATCTAAGTATTGAGCTATTTCATATGCTATATCCATTATACCCTCGCTCTCTGTAGATGTTTCTTAACTGTACTCTCAAATCTAGCTTGCTGTTTTTTACCAGCATTTTCTAAGAATTTTGGACCACCACCATGACTATAGTTAACTACTCGACGTTTTTTATCACCGCCCTCATGTTGAAAGTGGGCATATTCGACATAGTGAGATACTTCCATAGTCAACGGATTAACAAATCTAGCATCAGCGTTACCCCTCAAAGCCCCTTTTAGAAACGGAGCATTACGTCTTGAGTCTCTGAGTGTTTCAGCACCCATTTCTCGAAGTGCGGTCTGTAGGTGATTGACCATGCTTCTTTTATAGGCTGGTAGCCTATCATCAAATCTAAACTTACTCATGATATAACCCCGTACTTTTGTAGCCTAGTCTTTATAAATATTACAGGAGCCCCTGTAGCTTCCAAGTCTCGCCCATCAATAGTTTCGATCACTCGGTAGTGTTCCCCTTTGAATTTAATAATAGTACCTTGATCTATTCCAACATCAGGCTCAAACCAAGCCATAGCATCTGATTGTATCTGTTGGTTGTTACCACCGATTGTCACTTCATTGATACGTCTAAAATCACATTTAACCGCAGTTTCAGCACCAGCCGTATATTCTAAATAAGCATTTTGTGTCGCTGACACAATATAAGCCGTATAAGGCATATCGGGCATCATATGATATTTGGAAACAGTGTTTTGATTGGTGACAGAGCATCTTTAACTTCTGTTGTAGCAAACTCAACACTATAGCCCTCGATTGATTTACGTTTTATATTCTCTGTACCCTTAAACTCTGCCAGTAAAGCTTCAAGCAAAGCATTTTTTACTATGTTTAATGTATCAGTATCGTCAAAAATTGAAAATTTAGCATTTACGACTAGGTTATTTATACCTCTTGGAAACTTGCCTGGGCGATACCTAATCATTGTTTTTATAGTTTTAGAGGTTGGTTCAACTTGATAATCGGTTGTATCGACTGTTTCTATCACTGTTAAATCATCATCAACTGTTTTTAAAGATACAAAGCCTGTACAGGGAGCAATACTTAGGTGCTGAACACCGCCATCATAATATCTATCTGTGGCTGAGACTGATTCGACTTCACTGCCGATCTGTTTTTCTACCCACGCTTGATTGGCGTCGTTTATAATTGTAAAGGCGGTTACTTCTTCTCCTGTTAAACTCCGCCCTAGTCTCGCCTCTAAGTCGCTTTGACTTATCGATGCCATCTTTTAGCTCCTTTATGTTTAATATCGCTGAGTTGTAATAATCTATCAACATCATATTAAAATTATACCACCAAATACAAAAAGACGCTTGTAAAAACAAACGTCTTAATGTACGAGTTGTCTAGCTGATTAGGTTTGGACCTAAACGACCAAGCAAACGTCCGTCTGTAGCAGAGCGTGACTCGTCTACTAGTGCGGTAAATTCGACATCAAAGACAGATTGCTCATCTATCTTATAGGCGAACGATACATTTGCATTGGATATAGCTTTGAATAATGTGAGGGTTAAATTCCCATCACTATTATTGCCTTGAGGTGTGATGATTAATTCTAATGCATCACCTCTCAAACTATAGCCAGCATTAGCACCGAAATGAAGCTGATCATCTGCTGAGCCAGCATCATAATCTGATTCGGGTACTAAATAACTCAAGATGCCAGGAGTAATTTCAGCCAAACGTAATCTAACTGTGAGGTGTTGACCAACTAATACATAGTCAACTGGAGTGTTGCCATATAGATCGGTCTTTACTTCTACTAGTTCACGCTCAACTTCAATTTCTACACCATCAACGGTGTGCCCTAAGTCAACACCGCCAAAGGTAACTGTAGAACCAGCGGCAACTGTGAGCTTGCTAATATCTGCCATGTTATTCCTTTCGTGGCGTTATGTTAACTCTAGGAAACAGTACCAGTACCAAGTATAACGAAAGCACCTTGGAATCTAGTTTGAGGATACGCACGAAGCGTAGCTCGAATAGCCCAAGAGTCTTCTGAAATAAGGTTGATATCAGTACCACCAGCATCGGGTACGACACCGCTATCGAAGATTTTAGTTTCAAGCAATCTCTTAACATGCATCTTCACTCTGCTTAGATCACCAAAGACAGCAAATGCCTCATTGGCTGTAATATCGCCAGCGTCAGGCAATACATCTACTAATTCAACTGGGTAACCATCTATTTGTGGTTGGACAGCCAATAGAGGACTGCCAGCTAGATAGTTCAAAGAACCAGATGTAGTAACTGTATTTTTGCTTGTTCGTAGTTCATTCCAAACAGTAGGGTGCATATAGAAACGACCTTTTGCACGAGCTGAGGAAACAACTTTGTAAATTGCGTCCATAGCATCGTCAAATGTGAAGTCCGATAACGCAGTACCAACTGTCTGAGTCTTATAGGTGTCACCAGCTGCAGCAGAAAGTAGTCCTGATGTTGAATCAGTGAATACTAACTGATCAAATAGCTTAGCCCTTGCTCTTGCTATTTCAGTGGTTGCATCGTCCCAAATATTGATTGCTGAATCTTCAAGAATCTCACTTGTCATTACTAAAGTAGTTATGTACTTCAATAGTGTTGCTGTTGCTACAGCATAAGTAAGTTTCTGTGCGTTTGCAGCGGTTGACTCACCAACCTGTGTAAAGCTGATTTCGTTAGTACCACTAAGTAGTGAAACACTATCTCGATCAGTTTGACGAACAGTTGCAAGCCTAGATACGACACCATATTCATCGGTCAATCTTTCGATTTCTGCGACAAATTCAGGATCAGGTACTAAAGCTCCACCATCGGCAGTAGTCGTTACGTTTTGGTAGTCAGCTTTACTAACATCATTCCATGCTTTATCGGCATAGGCGTTATAGCTGGCAACAGCTGGTGAATCTTTTGTATAAAAAGCTCTCACAGCTCTTGCAAAACGTATTTCTTTTGGTAAGTCTTTCCAAGAATCTTTAGTGCGATTCTTAGGGGTATCGCCAGTATCGTGAATATCCTTTTTAGCTGGCTTCTCAGTCAGCAAATTCAGTTCTTCAGCAATATCTTTAGCAGTAGGAACAGAGTCTTTCATCTTTTCCATAACACTATTAGTTATTGCTTCGGTAACTTCTTCAGGGACTTCCACTTCAACTGCGTCCTCTTCCTCGGTTTCATCTTCAGCTTCAGCAAGCAGAGCTTTTAACTTTGCTTCCTCAGCTTTAGACAATCCCTCGGCAGCCTTTTTGGCTTGTAGTTCTTTTAAATTCATTATTTATCCTTAAGTTTTACCTTAATTTTTCTAATGATTTTTTCGTTGCTATGATCGACTCCTTGAGCTGTGCTCAACATAACACGATAATGGCTTACCTTTTGTTTTACCTCTTGGGGCTCGGCTACAACAGCCAATTCCTGTAAGGCGGTAAGTAACATCTTTTGATTCTCTATCATTTCCAATAACTCGTTGCCACCTTTATTGACAACTTGTCGGGCATAGGCTTTAGCTAAACCTGTTAATTCAGATTTTTCTTCGGTATCAAGTGTCTTAGCAGATACTAGGGCTTCAGGGTTAGCTGGTATCGAGACAACACTAAACTCTTTCATATTCAGTCTTTCAATAGTTGTCCCATCTTCACCCCACTCATCAACTTGGCCACCGATTGATACGGCATTTAGAAATCCATCAACTATATAGTTATAAACTTTTCTAGGAAATAAATCTTTCATATAGAATTGAGCTTTAGCCATTAGTTTGCCGTCAGATTTCCATATACGTTGTGTCTTAGCAATCGGTAGGTTCCAGCCATCGTGTGCCCATAGCACAACAGGATTTAATTTATAATCTTTTAGTTTAATCCCATCAACATTGATCTTTTCACCATGAGCATCTAACGCTCCAGTTGATACAACAAATTCAATTTCACCCTCTTTGAGTTTGGTAGCTTTTTCTATAACTGCTGGTACTTTTACGTCCATTATTTTCTCCCAATTAAAAAAGCCCTAGAGTTTCATATAACAATATCAATTATATGAATTACCGCTTAGTGCGATTGGCCTCTTGGGGCTCTATCGGAAATAATATCATGAGTATTTGTATAGTGCAAGTTATTTACCACTTTATATTCAAACAACTTTCCACATCTAAAGCATTTAATTGCCCCATCTAGTATTTTAAATAAACCGAAGAAACGATTGCAGTTCTTGCATCGAACCTCAACCATATCATTCATTATTTCTTTTCGGGTTTAGTCGGTTTTATATAACCACGAATCAATAATATATCTAGTCTTAGTTGGTCATGATCAGCACGACTGCCTTGGTATCTTGCCACTACTGCGTCCACTCTTGATAATGCTTGTTCTACCTCAGTTATTTTTCTTTTCGCAGTAACATTTTTTTCTGACATTTCTAACTCCAACTATAGTCTAGTGTGAACTCGAACGGTAGGTCTGAGTCACCAATTGCTGTTTCGGCTACAGTGAAGTTTACTTTGACTCCACAGGTTTGACCTGGTTGTAATTCCAGTGGACCAACGATTTCGTCAGCACCCCGAACGATAAATACATCTCCGATTGTACAATTGACTGCACCCGAGACGCCACTGACTGTAAGTGTTTGTGGCACGTTGCCATCGTTGCTGAATCCAGTGAACGTGTAAGCTAGGGTAGCTCCACTAGCTTGAGCATCTGCTATAGATGCGTCTATTGGCTCACTGCGACTTAAGTCTGCTGCGATTCCTGCGATTGTGCCTGTTAGTTTTACCATTATTTTCTCCTTTATTTAGTTTACGCTGTTAAGTGGTTGAGTGGGTCGGCATCGGTGGCGGTTGCCTTAAATGTGCCAGTACCAGTATCCGATATGTCAGTTGTACAGCCGTCGAAGTTGTTTCCTATAACGGTATTGTTGTCATTGGTGGAAGCAGCGATATTGACTCCCACAAGACAAGCCTGTACTACGTTCCCCATTATCACACAGTTATCGGCACCACTCTCGAGGTCTATACCTGTGTGTCCAGTGGTGTTAGCCGATATTGAGTTACCTGTAATGGTGCTTCGCCCACCACTAGAACTTATAGCAATCACGCTAATGGTGTCGCTGTCTAAGGTTTGAATAGTGTTTCCACTAATAGTTCCACGACCATTCATTCTAATGGCTCCACCATGACCGTAGAGGTAATTGTTTGATACCACACCCCCAGCACTCCGAATGGCATAATAGCCGCCCTGTGTAGTATCACCACCATAGATACCATTTCCTACAATAATGGTGTCATTGAATGAACTTAGTATAGTCCCCGCACTATTCATGTTGGTATCACCAACAATAGTGTTCCCTGTGAAAGTAGATGGATTGCCACCGCTGCTTGTAACGTGGACTTGCCCATACGTTGTACTTGATGTGGCGTCACCTATATCAAAATGGTTGCCCGAAATCATTTGCTGAGTGCCGCCGAAGTTCCACATCGGGGCTGCACTATCGTTCTGTCCATCGAAGAAGCTATCAGTCACAAAACCCCTGGCTCCTGTGATGGAGACTCGGTTGGCTGTGCTGTTGGAAGATAGGCTTTTCATTCTATGAAAGTGAGCATCAGTCCCAGAGATAATAAATTGTCCGTTGGCGGTATGTGCTAGGGTTATGCCCTCAATGTGGAATCCAGCACCCGACATAGTGTAGTTGCTCACAGAAGATAGCGTAAGGGTTGTTGTCTGATAACTACTTCCAATAATTGTTAGGTTGGTGGTTGAGTTTGTCCAGTTGCTTGATTCTGTGTATGTTCCAGGCTCAATATAAACTATATCACCTGATGCTGGAGTGGCAGCAAAGTAAGCACCCAGGGTTGTGTAGTCACCGCCACTAGCTGCAATTTTAATGTTGGCCCCAAAGGGATTTGATCCACCGCCAGCGTGTGAGTGTAGTGTGCTTTCTGAACCGTCAGTTAGTTCTTCTAGTTCTGCACCAGTTATGTCAGTTGCACCATCGTTACCAGATATTTCTGTATAGGTAAGTCCCGACAATTGAAAATCTGTGCCAACATCATCAGTGAATTTAAGAACATTGGGTGTGGCTGTATCTACCCATATTTGACCCTTGCCAGCGACATCAGCTTCGGCTTCGGCTTGCTCAGTTAGGAAGACTACACCTAAGTTATTTAAATCATTACCTTGACCATCTAATGCTCCACCCAATTGTGGTGTGGTGTCCTGTAATAGTTCTGTGAACACATCACTATAATCAGCTTTAAGCCAGTTACTTGCATAGATCGAAGTAGAAGCGTTGTCAAGTATGGCAATGATTCTATCACCGACTTTAAAAGGTATGCTGTCAACAGTTCCATCAACTGAGATTATCCATGACTCACCAGCCTGTGCTGTGCCACCGCCTGGAAATGTACCAACTGAAGCGTCCCAACTTCCCATAAGTATTACTGAAGCATCTAAGGCATTAACTCTAGTTTCAATAGCATCAAGGTCAACGGCTTGGGTAACAGTAAGATAATCAAGTTTAGTTTTATCAGTGTCCACAAATGGACCCTCGGCTAGCTCTGCTTGGACTCCAGCCTGTGCTGGTGTTCCCCATGTACTTGAGCCAGTAGCAGAACCATAAAGTATTTTATTGGTTGTTGTTGGTGTGCTGTCGACAATACCAAGTTTTGTTTCAAGTGCAATTATCGCAAGTGACCGATTAGTATCATCTGCCGCTGGAATAACTGCCCCAACCGCAGGGCTAGGTAGTTCGGTTGCTGTATCAAGACTGGTAGGAAAATTGATCGCCATAATATTATTATACCTTAAGCATAGACCGCTGTGCCATAGACTCCTGTATCATAAATACTAGAGGCTGTTGCACTTCCTATATCTACCCAAGCATCTGTTATCCATATTCTAAATGCTTCATCAGTTGTGTTATAAAATAAATCGCCATCAGTACCGCTAGCTGGGTCACTAGTGCCAATCGGCACTCGACCATATAAATCTAGTTTTTTAATCTTAGGTTTAAAAGCCATCAAAATACCTCGAAGAAATAATTATAAGTTAAGTTAGCTCTATCAATCCAAGCATCTGCATAGTTATTAGTACCATGACCACCAACAGGTTTACCGACTGCGTATCTATAAGCCCCTGAAGCCTCTCGCATGATATACCAAGCACTATTACTTTTGACAAAGCCATAATATTTAGTTGAAGTTGCTTCATCTATATCACTTGGTTGATATCCCACTAGTGGGTCTGTTTCACCAGCTCCCCCACTAACTGCTTGCATAACAGCTTTATAAAATTCCTTGCCGTCAGTTAAGCGTACTGGAATAGCATCTTTAGGTAATCTAGGGAATACAACTTCGTTAGTTTCGACGTTAATTATCGGGGTGTTTTGCTTTATTGTTTCGCCAAGTTTTTCAAATAGTTTTGATAAATCTTTTAAATTAGACACTTTGACAGAGGTAGCTTTGGCATCTTTAATATTAGAGATTATAAATGTGTCGGGTAGTTCTTCGGTATTAGCTTCGATTATCTCCTTAAAGCTTGTGCTTAAATTACCCAACCAAGTTTCTATATCACTTAAGTTAGTTACATCTATTTCACTAACTGGATTGGTGATTGCTATTTCTTCGGGCGGTTGTTTGTAAGCATCTTTAAGTTCTTGAATAGCTGTAGCTAATTTTACTACATTATCATTAAGGTCTATCAACGCCTTACGTTTTTCTTCCTCATATAGTTCTAAAGTTTTCTCGTCCATATCACACCACTGGTTCTGCATAGCAAGTGCAGTTAGGGTGCAAGTCTGGTGTATCTACGTTCTCATAATCTACTTTTAATTG